TGTAAAACAGGTGTTTGGGATAAAGGCGGACCAGCAGAAGGAATCCGAGCAGATATGGTTCGAGCGGATTCGATTGTAAAAGAGCCTGAGGGAACACAAGAGCATATTCCCACAGGAGTGTCAACCTCAAAAGGAGTTACGGATATGGCCGAAGAAAAAGACAAGAAAGAGGATGCGACTGCAAAGGGTGACGCTGCGAAGGCAGATACTCGTTCCGACTCCGAAAAGATTATGGATGCCTTGAAAGAGGTTTCCAAATCTTGTGACTCCCTCAAGAGCCGAATGGACGCTTGGGACAACGAGAAGGAGGAGGAGAAAAAGAAGAAGGAGGATGCCGCGAAGGCTGATGCCGCTGCTGCTGATGCGAAGGAGAAGGCTGACAAAGCTGCTGCCGACGCTGCGGCTGCCGACGCTGCAAAGGGCGATGCCTCCAAGCCCGATGCCAAGAAGGATGATGGCGATCTTCATCTCCTTCACAAGAAGGACGCGGCGGACGCTGCCAAAGCCGACGCTGCCCGCGCCGACGCGACCGCAGCGGAACTCGCAGCGACCAAGAAAAAGCTTGCAGAATTGGAAGCTGCATTGCCTGAAATCAGGGCAATGATTCCAAAGCAGTTGTCCGACGAGGACTTCAATGCGATGGCAGAAATCCAATCCCGAGCGGATTCTGTTTATCAGGGCTTCAACAAGAAGGCCCCGCGTCCCCTCGACGGCGAAACCAAGATGAATTATCGTCGCCGCCTTGCTAATGGGTTGAAGGAGTTCAGCGCCGATATCAAGGACGCTGACCTCTCCATCATTCCCGAGGGCGCCTTCTTCGATAGCATCGAGCGGCGTGTGTATGCCGATGCCACCGAAGCTTCTCTGAATCCTCAGGATCTGGAGGACAACGAAATCCGAGCCGTTTCCAAGCGAGACGATGCGGGTCGGAACATCACCACCTACCATGGCAAAAAGACGTTCATCCACCAGATGGCTCGTCCCCGCCAGATTGTGAGTCGGATGGGATTGCCTGACCGACGGTCCCATTAATCTCGTTCATTGAACGGGATAACCTAAAAGAAAGGATGAGCCATGACTATTCCGTTTAACCCCAACGTTGTCACCAACGCTGCGGGTGGTTTCAATGCCCAGTCAAATGGGTATGTTGCAGGCTTTGCCCTTGACGACCCCCACATTCGCAACGAATTGCGTGGGGGTCCACTGGGTCCGGCCGAGACGCTTCCTATGTGGGGTGGCATTCCGGTGATGGTGTCTATTCCGCCGCCCTCGCCTGACAGTCAGGATTCGCTGGGCAATATCATCACTCGGGCGACGTCCAATGCAACAATCTTGGGATGGTCGGTCTTCAATCAAGACCATTCCATGATCAGTTCGACCTCGTCTCCTGCGCCTCAGGCGGCGCCGGGTATGATGGTTGCCTACTATCTTGTTGGCAGCAGAGCCCGCATCGTTCTACCCTGCGATCCCGCCTTAGCGAGCCTCGTTGGTACTCCGATCAATTCAGCGGTTGCTTGGGACTTCACCAACAACATGCTAATTGCGGGTACTGGTCTCGGTGTCGAAATCCTATCGTTCAACATCGGGAACAGCATGGTTCCAGTTTACAACGCGACAACCGGCGCGTTGACCTGGAATCGCGCGGGAAGTGTCGCCGTCGTTAAAATCTAAAACAAGGACCCAAACTCAGGAACACGCCGGCATAACCGGCTATGTAAAGGAGAACTTCAATGCCAGTTATTGCACCGGCCTTTATTCAGGCTCATCCGTCATTTGTCGAGCCTGGTGTTATCCTCCAGTATTCACAGGCGTCCAACGCCTTCGACCTACTTCCCTCAGGTGGTCCGATGCCGAAGCTGGGTGAGGGCGATCTGTGGGTTTATGCAAAGAGGGCTGATATTCGCACGAAGGTTGCGGCGGGTCAATCCGCTTACAACCAGCTGCCCTCAGTCACCATCGTCATGTCACAAATCTCGGTGCCGACTTATTTGCTCCGAGTACGCGGTGAATTTGATCACCACGACACCGCTGCCCTCGCACGCTGGGGGATGCCGATGATGGAGGCTCAACGCCTCGGTATGCGCCAAGGCCATTTCCAACTCGCTCGTAATGGGTTGCTTTATGGCTTCAACCCCCAGAATGGTGAGGGGTTGCTCAATACGAATGGCGCGACGGCAACGACACTACCGCCTGATTCCAACGGAAACGATACGATGGTCACCTATGACAATGGTGAACTCGCATTGTTCTTCCTGACGATTATGGCGGCAATTAAGACTCGGACATATCAGTTCGGTATTGGTCGGAAGTTCACTATCATTGGCCCGCAGCGTGATCTGGGTATGATGGAGATGGTGAACATCGTCCAGTTGGTTCAGTTCCAGCGTGCCGGCGCCGGTTCTGCAACCTCTGCTCAAATGGTGAAGTCGGTTATGGAAATGAACGGCGACACCATTGATTGGGGCTACGATGACACCCTGATTGGCAAGGGACAAGGGGGTACCGACGCTATTGTCTTTGTGATGACAGAGGTTGAGAAGCCAACCGGCACGAAGTGGAATACCAACGAATGGGCAAAGATCGCCCCTGGCCTCGAAGCCTGCACCGCTATGTATTGTGACAAAGCGGCGCCGACTGAGATTCCAACTCCGCTTCCGGGTGGTGCAACAGACATTTTGTCGGAGTTCAGGATTTCACCTGGCTGGGGCATTCGTCCCGAAGCCATCACGATCCTGAGCGTCCAGAACTCGTAATTCCGCACGGGGCCTCCTCAAGCTTGGGCGGATAGGGCAGTTTGATATAGGTTAAGGGTTACCTCCCATCCTTAGTCATGTCAGACTGCCCGCATCATAAAAGGGAGAATTATGATGACCGATATGTATGTGGCAAACGCAACCAAACAACACTACACATTCCTATACCGAGCGTCAGGACGTTCTAGTCCAACCGCTCAAGAGATTCCGATTGGGACTCAGGTTAAAATAGCAGGTAGTCCAACACCCGATGATATTCAAGGTATCATACTCCAGCATGAACCTTATGGGTTTATGGAAGTTGGTAGGTATGACTCGTCAAGGTTTGGTGGGATTATGTATTCTCTTGGTGCCCCTATCTCCGAGAATGTATTGAAAAAGGCCATTCTTAAATACCAAGAACTAAAGGATGAAATGGGCAAAGTTATTCGGAAGGAGAGCGCCGTTGCTGCTTCCAGTACCATCGAGAATGAGATTATTGGCCCAGATAACAATGCCATGAAGCTCACCAATCTTGAAATGTCCGTTGAGGAGGATCCCCCTAAAGAGGGTTCTAAAGAGGGGCATCCAGACCTGTTCTCAGAGGGCATTCAGGTTTTGCGTGTTCCCCCATCTGAGGGCTCGAATGTCAGAGGGTTGAGGAGTCGGTAGTGACTGACGATCCAACATTCACAGGTTATCAGGCGTTCCTGACTAATATCGTGGGCGTTCCCGCGGATCAAATGCCTGTGGATGTGGATCCAAATGCTGTCCAATTCTCTTACGACTTCTCCCTGAATATGACCTATTGGTGGTTGCTGGCTGTTCCCTCACAGATCACATCACCTAGTATTTATGCGACCGCTGTCTATAGTCTTGGCGCGGATACGCTCATTAATTACGCACCTGACATACCGGGATCCGGTGATCCGACTTATTGGTCGGATCTACGGGACTCCTTTAACATCAACAATTTCGTGGGTGGAGTGATTAACTTCTCCTCTGACCAAAGCACGTCGCAAGGTATTGCAGTTTCGGATTTCTTAAAGAGTATGACCTTAGGCGATCTCCAAAACTTGAAAACGCCTTGGGGCCGAATGTATCTCTCCATCGCGCAGAACATCGGCACGCTCTGGGGGATATCATAATGGCTGACTCCATTTCCCTGAAAATGGGTTTTATCAATACCCCTTACACTGCGGAATCGATTGCTCGTCCAGTCACTGCCGCAAGAGCGGAATCTCGACGCCCGCGTCGCCGCAGTTTTTCTAAGACCATGACAGCAGAGGATGTGGCTGCGATCCTTGAAGCCAAATACCAAATTGTCGATGAATTTACCAAATTACATGCGGCGGATATCCAACTCTCCATACTTAGTCAATTTGAAAAGGTAGCAGGGGACGTGATGACAGGTGGTCGTCGCGCAACTAATATGGGAGCGTTGCTCAAGCCTGCTACCAAAGAAATAGAGGCGTTGTTCAAGAAATTCCTAGACACAGAGGAAATGAATGGTCGGGTTCCTGGAGTCCCGACGAAAGCTGCTCTTGCGGGAGTGAGACATGGCCGTGGTTCCAAGACAATGCAAGGTGTCTCGCGGCCCTCGTTTATCGATACAGGTATATATCGAGCTTCCTTTAGGGCGTGGGTAGATTAATGGTAAGAATTAACGAAGCAGCCGCCTCTGCCAAAACACCACTTGCCGCAAGTCTTGCGGCAGGTGTTGAAAACATATCCTATAATCAAAGAGTTAATTTTACCCTATATAAGAAAGTTATTCTTCCAGTCGATGGATTTGTATTCTGGGTTAAATGGGATTTGGCTAGTGGCGGCATTGACCCCACACTGTCTGGTATCCTAAGCATCAAAGGATCGCTCCACTATTCCACCGACGTTGGGCAACATGAAGATGCTACCATCGCTTATAACACCGTTGTCTTTACCGCGTTATCGGAAGTTGACACGTTTAAGGACATCAATCCCCAAACTATGTATTTGGCGAATTTTGAAGGAATTCGGTTTTCTTTTAGTAGTCGAGGTAAATTTTACGAACAAGCCAACTTGTATCATTATATGGGCACTGCCGTATCGGCGATTGACGAAACCCAGATTATTGATACTCAGGCAGAACTCGACGCTCTGGAACCAATTGTATCTAACTCCCTTCCGATTTGGTTGGCGATGAGGTCCTATGTCCCACCATATCCTGGGTTTACATGTCCAATTGATTTATACCCATCATTCCTTGTACCCGATAATTTAGAACCTCCTTATGGCGCTGTCCATATTGAGGATACCCGTTCACTCGTGGAAACAGCTTTCTTGGGCCCAACGTTGACCAGTCAACAATTGGCGGCTGAAACTGTTCGGGTAACAACATATGGTGTTAATAATGATACCATAATCACTTTCCTTAATTTCGTTATCCAATATTCGTATGATTGGAATTACATCGGAATGATGAATATGCCAATCATCGTGGATGAAAAAAGGACTAGCCCCGAACTCGGTGTTCTTGCCCAGAAGAAAACCATCGAGTTTAAGATTGCCTATCTCCAAAAGAGCGTCCGAAATGTCGCACGCCAGTTTATTAAACATTGTGTGGTGCAGAACGAGGCTAAGATCGAGCCTCCAGGAATCAGTGGCAATATCTCAGCCCCAAGAACCCGCGCAACTGTAGGAGCAGGAACATGAGCGTCTACCAAGATCCAAATGCCATCGTTACGGTACAAGTCACAACTATCCTAGCGCCTGCTCCTCAGAACTATCAGCAGTCTGGGGTGCTGGTGTCGTTTGGCGGTACGACAATCGTCCCCAACAGTGTGTCGTTGTTAACCCAGTTCAGCGACTTGAGTCCACTACTACAACCATCCGGTGGCATTACAGGTATTACCTGGGCAACAGGTATTGCGACTGTCACCACCAGCAGCCCCTTACCCACCAATGTGACGACAGGTTCTGTTGTCCAGATGGTGATTACAGGAATCCTTCCTCCAGGGTATAATGGAGCATTCACCTGCACCGTCACTGGTCCCAGCGAGTTCACTTATCCTCTAACCACTGATCCAGGCGGTCCTGGGGGATCAGCAGGGGGTGGTCAATTCCAATTGTATTCTGTTTCCCAACTTAATTCGATGGCTTCCACATTCTTTCGACAAGGAACGGGAACCACTTGTTTTGTTTTGGAGTTGGGTTATCAGCCTCTGTTCTCGGCTGAGATTTCAGCTATGGAAGATTGGCTCAATCTCAATCCCCTGTCTTACTACGGATATTTGATGCCCGATTATTGGGGCACTGCTGCGAATATTCCTGCTGCTCTGGCCCTTTACCAGCAATTCACTGATCCAGAAGCGATGACCTATTTCTGGACGACGATTGAACTTGCGGCGGTTGGATTGATTCCAAATACCGTGAAATGCGTCATCCAGATGATTGAGGCTCCGGGCGTTCAGGCAGCGAGAAATGCCACGCTTCCGGGGAACTATTCCGAGTTCACTCTAGCCTCGATGTTTTTCTGGGCAATGCAATACAAGGCGACCTCAGTCACCCGTATCTCGCCTATGTGCTTCAAATACGTTTATGGTGTTACAGCTTACCCCTCGCAAGGCAATGGACCACGCCTTGTCTCCTTCAAGAACAATTTTGTCAATTACATCCAGACAGGAGCAGAGGGTGGTATTGCGTTCACCAACGTTTATCAAGGTGTCACAGCAGATGGAAAGGATTACTTCAATTGGTGGTGGACTATCGATTGGGTCCAACTCAGCATCAATGTTGACCTGACCAACGCTATCATTAATGGTAGCAATAATCCGTTGGCTCCTCTGTACTATGACCAGCCAGGTATCAATTATCTGGAATCTGTGCTTGCGGGTACGATGACGCGAGGTGGACAATTTGGGCTTGTTAATGGTGCGGTTGTCCAGACTGAGCTTAACTCGGCGGACTTGTCAACTGCCATTAATTCTGGCACGTTTACAGGCCAATGCAATGTGAACGCGGTTCCGTTCATCCCCTATTCCCAAGCGAACCCCAGTCACTATGGGATCGGGGAATACGATGGGCTATCAACCATTTTCATTCCTGCCCGAGGTTTTGTTCACATTCTCGTGGTTGTTGTAGCCACCGACATTGTGACCCTTTAATCGGAAACTTAAGGAGCCTCAACAATGGCGACCCCACTTGTAGACCAGGGCCAATTAAACCGCATTCGTGCGAGTGTGGTTTGGCCTGATAACCCTCAACTCAATCTCGTCTCCTCTTATCTTGCGAAAGAGGGGTTGAGGCTCGCACTGGAAGGCAATGCCTCTGACTACCTTCCAACTATGACAGGTGCAGTTCCATCTCCTGCGCCTTACCAAATCGTGACCTTGACAATGGCGCTCGTTAAGTCACAGTCCCTGGCTGCCGTATATAAGGCACAATTTGAAAGTAATTGTGTTGTGGGTGCAGCTACCGTTCGTCCCGACTCCACGACGCTTGGGCTCTACAGCCTAAACAACATGGTCCTTGAAAGTGTCAGGGAAATGTCGTTCGCCGGTGAGGATCCCTCTTGGGTCGTTACGGCAAAAGGTTACTACCTCGTTAATGCGTTCCTGTTCAATACTTGAGGATATCACTGGGAGGTGATATATGGCTACCGTAGTATCCATAAACAAAAGACTTAACTTAGCGGTACCTCTGGATACCGACATAGGTAAAATTTGGGTTCATTCTGTACCCCTATCCAGAGAAGTGTTTGAATCCAACTACTTGGTCCTGACCAGAACTTTATCTGCCATTTATGCGAATGGTCTTGGACCAGCAATGGCCCCACGTGTTGCCGCCATGTTGCTGAGAGATACCGCCAAAGAAATGGAAGTTGAGGAAGCGGTTCAGAATAATTTGTTCCAAGAGATTTATCGTCTTTCCAATGTCCTGATGCCCAAGTCCACTGGGGGCTGGGAAACAGTGCCATTTGGTGAGGTGAAAATGAAGAAAATGGTTGATGAGGAATCTTTAGCGGAGGCGGAAAATGCCATCGTCTATTTTATTGTTGCCTCGGCGGTCCATATAAAGAAGGAATTGCCGATGGCATATCAGGGTTTGAAGTCAATTTGGAACGCGCAAATTACGTCGTCCAATGTTACGGTGTTCAGCAATTCTTTAACGACCTCGACTGGGGAAGGGAATACTGGAGAGAAGGTTCCGGAGATACCCAAGCCCCAGGTTCCGAGAGCATCATCTGTACCGTCTTAGAGTGGACAACAGGAGAAGGATTCGCCGAGTTCTATGAACAGGTAGGTAATAAACGGTATTCATCCGCACTAGAATGGCGTCAGCGCCACATAATTAATCTCTGGAGAACCTGATGGCTGAGGGTGATGGCGCTGCCCAAGTATTCAAAGAGGTTAAAATCTCTTTTGATGAATTTGCGGCATCTTTCAACCAATACGCTGATAAGCTGAAGGAGACAGAAGGCGTTTGGCGATCAAAAATGAATATGTGGAAGTCCATGTCTGGCGGAATAGGCCAGATGGAATCTTCTGTATCCAAATTAAGAAACTCCACTAAAGGGTGGGCGGGAGAACTTGAGAATGTTGCCCGCAATTTAACCACTATTGGTGGTCAATGGAATAATCTTCAGCGATTGATGAAATCTGGATCTACCGCCCTTTATAAAACAGGCGGTTCAATGGTGGCTGGAGAAGAGGTTGGTGCTCTGGCTGTAGCTGCTGGAACTGCTACCAAAGCATTGGGTGTTGCTGGATTAGCAGTCACTGGACTTGCTACCGCGGCTGTTGCCGCAGCAACGGGCATCTATCAATTAGCTCAATGGGGAGCAGGAAAAGGTCGGCGAGCCTATGGTTTCGGTGCAGATGTTGGGTCGATGTCTGCTTCCGAAATTTATATGTCCCGATATGTTAATCCCGACGCTGCTATGGCAAATGCGGCTCAGGGTCGATATGATATCACGTCACCCCAGTATGTCGCGATGCGCGCTGGGCTTGGAATGAAAGGGAGTTTTGAGGGTCGAGAAACTGGCGCTCTGTCGAGGGAAATGGTTGAAGCAGCCGCTCGCCAGATGCATCAGGGCTCCGATCGAACAGCTTTGGCAGTAGCTCATGCGAGAGGACTCGGAAGCCTATTCTCAGATGAGGAGTTAATCCGACTTCGGAATTCCAATGAGAAACAAATTGCGGAATATGTTAAAGAGGCAGAAAGCAGGAAAAGCCAATATGAATTAACTAAGGAAGAAATAGACGCCGAAAATAAATTAATTACCGCAATTAATAGTCTTGAAACCACCTTTATGACTGAAATGGTGAAATTGACTGCGGATTGGTTACCTAAAATTGAGCGAGTAGCCGCAGGATTAGAGAACCTCATCAAGGCTATTGATGGATGGAAAACAGCTATATCAGATTGGCTACATGCTCCAGCTTTCCCTGAGGATGAAGGTGATGGAAAAGGAGGAGGAGGTAAAGATGATAGTACATTTGGGGATCCAATAGGCAAGGCTTGGGATTGGCTCAAGAAACATGTAGGAGACCTTTCTCCTGTGAGTTCTGCCCATGCAGGTGAACTTCCCCAAGGAACTGCTGGAAATCCAATTATCGTTCAGGATAAGGTATTAACTGACCTTATCAACCAACAAAAACTCGATGCCGCTAGTGACATATCAACCGCAGGTGTATTAGGATTAAGTGGAGGAACTGCCCGAGCATCTGTTGGCGTACACACAAGCGGTCGTGGGGGAGGTGGTGGCGGTAACGCTGAAAAGATTGGTCCCATCGATCTTGGTGATCCAGAAGCAAAAGTTGGATCTTATCCTGACGCTATGCGGGTGATGCAAAAAGCAGGATTAACGTTCAATGAGGCTGCTGGACTTGCAGGTGAGTTTACTGCCGAGACACAATTGGGAACCATGTATGGGGGTAAAGTTCTAGGTGTTGGTACAGGAGATTCCGGTGCAGCATCGGGTATGGCTCAATGGCATTCAGATCGATGGAATAGACAAGTTGCTTGGGCAAAGTCTCAGGGGCTTGACCCCGCTAAACCCTCTACTCAGTATAAGATGGCTGCCCATGAGTATATAACCGAATGGCGTAAGAGACTTGGGTCAAGAATTAATGCCGCTACGACAGCAGCAGGAATTGAAGCAGCTACCGAACCCTTTGAGGGTAGTGCTTATGGTCCAGGTCGTGGTGCCGCAGTCAGTGGAACAGCAAGAGCTTTAAGAGAGGGAAAGAAAGATGGAACAGGCCCCCAGAGCATGAATGACCTCTCTGGATTCCAAGGTGCTCATCCCGCCCACTTTGTCAAGCTGAATGTGAACAATGCTGCCGGCGCCAACGTAATTGTTCAGGGTGGAATGCTTGGTGCTGGCTCTGGGCAATTCCAAGTTGCATAGGAGAATATCATGATTCCCACTTCACGACAACGGATGATGTTAGCCCTTCTAAGACCAGGATCCTTTCATCTGCCCCCAGGGGTTCAGGGAGGATTAGGACCAAATGTTCATGGAAGGATTGGTCCAAGAAGAGTGGTTGCTTCAATACAACCGAATGGTTTTCAACCCACTCTTATACAGGCTCAAGTTAAGATTGGTAAATGAGATATTACGCCATTAAAATAGCGGCGGGTCAAACAACTGCAACTGGTGGAAACACCAGCGGAACAGCAGGATCGCCCACACCTGCGGCTACTCCTTCTGCTACACCTTCTGTTCTAAATCGAAGGGGATTCCGAGTTGTCGAACCTCTAACCGTCACTGCACCAGGAGATAGTGGAGATCCATTAGGTAGTTCTGTTACTGCATCTCCCAATGCCACTCAGCCATGGGATACAGCCCTTGATCCTGATATTACCCATTATAATGTCGATTTCTCTTTACCTACTCCACCTGCATCTGTTCAACCTGTTCAGTCAGCACCTATTGGTGGATCAGGAATACAGCAAGGATCAGGATCAGGCGGAGCAGGTGGCGGACCTCAAGGCGCCCAATTTATTTCAGTGGTGAACGGTCAAAATGATCCTGGAGCCCTGGATATCGAATTTGACATAAACCTGCCCGTTGGTGACTCTGGAGCTCCTAACTCTGCCTGGATAAAGATACGTGGTATTCCATTTAGTATGGTTACTCAATCTTCCAAGTTCAACAACTGCCGATTGCAAATGTGGGCAGGTTATACGAATGGATTACCTTTAGCTAATCTGCAGGTCCCCCATCAAGGGTTGATACTGGATGGCAATATCTGGCCTGCTCTCGGGAACTGGATCTATAACGACCTATCCCTGGAGTTCTTCGTCACCCCAGGATCACCTGGGGGAGTGGGGGGACCGACCAGTCCCAAGAACATTGTCCATAACGTTCCAGCAAATCAACCATTTTCTACAGCCATTAAGAACGCACTCCAGACTGCATTCCCGCAATCCACGGTTAATGTCAATATAAGCCAGAATATTAAATTGGCTTATAATGATTATGGATTTTACCAATCCATAGAGCAATATTCCACTTATCTTAAATCCTTGAGCCATGATCTATTGGGAACTCCGCAAACAACAGGATATCAAGGAATACGGATTCATTCTCAAGGAAACACCATAACTGTTAAGGATGACAGTACACAGGGAGGTGGACCCATAGCTCTCCAGTACACAGATTTTGTCGGTCAACCCACGTGGATTGGTGCTAACAAGATTTCCATTAAATGTCTATTGAGAGGAGATATAAGCCCCACTGCTGGTAATACAGTACAGGTAACGCTCCCCGCGAATACATTGGCAACGGTTAGTAGTCCTGATCAGGCTAAGATTGGTCAAAACAACAATGTCCTAGCATTCCAGGGATCGTGGACTGTTACAGGTGTTCGTCATATAGGAAAATTTCGGTCTCCAGGTATGGACTCCTGGGTTACAATCATTGAGGCTGTTACAGGTGGATCGAGCGGTGGGGGTTCAAATACTACTACCGATGCTCCAACAGGTCCAGACAATACGGGCGGCAAACAGACCTTTGGTCCAGACGCCACTGATCTTGCTGCCGGTCACAGTGGATTTGCATAATGTCTCTTAGCCAACAGCAACTTAACTTCCAGATTTCACCTATCGTATTGACAGGTGGAATTGCAACCAATATTACGGGTGGAATGTTGCCCCTTGTAGCATTGACAAATCCAAATGCTTTCTCCCAAAATCTGTTAACAGGTGATCCAGACTTTCAATTGAAAGATGCCTTTGCTATATTTTCCACCGCAGCGGGTGGAAGCTTAATTGAACAACAACCCGCTGAATATCCCTTTGCCAATTTAACTGTGGCTGCTAATGCTATTATCAGGAATCCAATCAACGTCTCCCTGATAATGATCACTCCGATGAAACAACAATCGGCATGGTCAGTTAAACTCCAAACAATGCAGGCATTGAAGGCTACCCTAGACTCCCATAACAATGCTGGGGGAACATATACGGTTTACACCCCTGCATATACTTATACCAATATGCTTATGGTTAATTTAACCGATTGCTCCATGCCTACGTCCCCCATTCCGCAGAATGCATGGAAGTGGGATTTTACACGACCTTTGGTCTCATTGGAAGATGCATCAGGAGCATTGAGCAACCTTATGAACCAAATCAATAATGGAGTTCCATCATCCGGTGACTCATCAGGAGCAGGAACAGCAGGTGGTAATCCACCTAGCGTCGTTAACACAGGACCAGGAGCAGGAGCTTCAGCACCCACAATCAGTCAAACACCGTTTAACAATACAACCAGCAGCACAGCCACCTTTGACCCCTTCACGGGTCAACCCACTGTAGTCACAAGTCCCTTCTCATGACAACCTACTACGAATTTGTTCCATCCAGAGTTAGTGCTCCAGTATTCACTCCCACTTTGGATGGCAACCAATATAATGTTACCGTTGTTTGGAATGTATCTTCCAAACGGTATTATATTTATGTGATTACGATGGATGGTATACTAATTGCTGCGGTTCCTTTAATCGAAAGCCCTACCTCTATGCCTATATCGAATGCGTATTGGGATCCACAAAATGCAAGGGCTGTGGTAACGACCACAGATCCACATCCATTTATAATTGGTGCTCCAGTAAAGATATCCATTAACAGTATGGGTCCAAGTGGTTATAATGGATCAGGATTTGCTTTACCTTTAAGTAAAACCGAGATTTGTTATCCAGTGGCAATTAATCCTGGTGAAGTGACGGTTATGGGTGTCGTTGATTACCTTATTAATTTGGTTGCTCCATATTTTAAGTCTACCTTAGTATACAGGAATCAAACGTTTGAGGTATCACCTTAATGGATGATGTCCAAAAAGTTTCATTCACTAGGAATATTCACTCCTACGTTAAAACGCAGGTGCAGAATGGTCATCAGGTTCAACCAAAAAGACTTCCCTGCCATGTCTCGGCTATTAAGGAGAATGACCTCATTGAATTAACCTTTGATGTAACAGGTCCATATACTTTACCCAAAATTATTGTTCCACAAAGCTTTTCCAAATATCATCGGGAACCAACACAAGTTGGTGATCCAGGGTTCGTTCTTATGGGTGATTTCACACTAGCTGGTCCTAGTGCGAATCCTGGTGGAACCGCTTCTTTACATATTCGGGGCAATTTGACGAATGGAATATTCCAACCTATCAGCAATACAAAATGGCCGAAGAAAGACCCTAACATGTTCCTTGTGACTGGGGGACCCTCGGGCCATACTACACAATCTGCTGACGGCAAGACTTCCCAAATCATTGATGCCTTAAACAATATCCTTCATACATCTTCCAATAATATTGTCCACCAGGCGCAACAAGCCATTGCTCATATTGCTGGACAAACCTTAACTAATGCTGCCAGCACAATTAACCATGTTGCCCAGAATTTTGCCTTCGGTGCCCCAAGTACAACCACAACGATGGATGCTACAACATCCGACACACCGACAATTCCAACCATTCCAACTCCGGTCGAAAAAACCATAGTTCAGATAATTGGAGATTTGCACGCGACTGGGAACATAACAACACCTACAGGATCAGTCGGACCTGGGGGATCAGCGGGGCCACAAGGGCCCCAGGGACCTCCTGGCGCTCCAATACAAGGCACTCTCCCCGCAACCATAATAGGAGCGAAGGGTGGTAATACAGCACTTGCTTCGTTGTTGGCTGCCCTTGTGACGATGGGCCTAATTGTGGATCATACAACGGCATGAGAACGGAATAGGAGATACTCCGATTCGTACATATGGTCGCATAGTCCCTGATCCTCTTTTACCGGATGAGAAAGTATGGGTAATGGTGGAAACAGATGCAAATGGATTTGATGATATGGTGTGGTTAACCACTGTCATTCAAACCATTAAACTTAACTTGGGTGAAAGCCCCTTTTATGCGAACTATGGAATACCTGCTCATGCATCGGTTATATCCCAGATCGCTCCCGATTCCTATATGTCAAGGATCCAACAGCAATATGCCCAGTATTTTTTATCCTTGATTATATCAAGACAGGATGATGCTTTGGATGAACGAGGTATACCTTCTCCTAGTTATTTGGTAACTGCTATAACTAAATATGGAGCATTTTTATCGGCAAAGGTTCCTTATTAATCATTTGCGTCAATATTGTGTTCGTGCTAGAATGCGGGCTTAAGGATAGATAAATGGCTCAGTTGCCAATCATAATGGGTCCCTCGGGACCTATAGCGACTCCCCCAGCTACGCTGAGGCAGCAATTGCTTACGTTGGTATCGGCGACGAATCCAGGATATACAGCCAATCTACCTTCGTCTTTGATTGAGGATGTATCCTCAACAGATGTTGGTGCTCTTGTTATTTCTAACCAATTCTTTATTGACTTATTGAATGCGGTAAGTCCTTATGGAGCGAATGCCTTTATATTAAACTTATTAGGGATTGACGTTTATGGTATTCAACCTGCCCAATCAACCAATACAGCGGTTGATGTAACGTTCATTGGAACACCTGGATTTATCATAATTCCAGGTTTCACAGTAGGAGATGGTACCTATCAATATATCTGTGCCGATGGTGGGGTAGTGGGAACAAATGGAGAATCCTTACCTATTCATGCCATTGCAACTGTACCTGGAACTTGGGCTGTTCCAGCAGGAACTGTAACGACCCTCGTAACTTCTGTTCCGATAGATATTGAATTAGCGGTCGTTAATACATCTAATGGTATTCCTTCAATCGCGTCGGAGGATGAAACTTCATTCCGAACCCGAACGCTTGTTGCAGGTTTAGCCTCATCAACAGGAATGGATAGATATCTTAAAACATTGCTTTGGAATATTCCAGGAGTTGTGCAAAGGCTTGTTTCTGTTCGCCAAAACATTACCACTGGACGATGGATAATTATTGTTGGTGGCGGTGATCCCTATCAAGTTGCTTGGGCAATTTACTATGCCTTATTTGATATCCAAACATTAGATCGTCCACCAATTGATATTGCTGCCATGCAGATGACAAATCCTATTATGATCACCTCAATTATTAACCATAATCTTTCCACAGGAATGATTGAGACTATTTATGGAGTTAATGGACCCAATGCATTGAATCAGCAACAATATACCGTTACGGTTATTGATAATAAGAATTTTACCATTCCAGTTGACGGAACACAATTGCCTGCGTATCTTAGTGGAGGTCATCTTACTCCTAATCCTATTCTTCAACAGGTCAATCTTAATAGCTACCCGGATAATTATCTTATTCCCTTTATCATTCCTCCGCAACAATTGGTAACAATGGTTATAACGTGGGATACGGACTCTCCTAATTACGTATCTCCTGATGCTGTGCAACAGGCAGTAGCTCCCGCGATTACCGATTATATTAATAGCCTTTATGTAGGTGTGGCACCTATCAATATCTATAATATGGAAGCCGTATTCGTTAATTCCACAGTCAATATTCTCCCCGCCGAAAATATAACCTCTCTAAATTTCTCCGTTGACTTTGACGGAGCAGGTCATTTTCCTGCCCCAGGAACAGGAGTGATATACGGTGATTCCAACAGCTACTTCTACACCACCACTGACAATATATCCGTAGTTCAAGCTGGCACGATAACAGGATGAATGCCCTAACTAATATACCGAAACCATCGCCTTATCCGGCGCCGCCTAATCCTAATGCTTTGGTTCCTGTAAAAGCCTTAGCATCCGAAATCCTTGTTGGTGGTCGATCTGTTCTTGTTGCTACAAAGGATATAGTTGGTGGCTATATTGTAAATCCTGCAACGACTAAGGATCAGGGATTATCGACCTTAACCAATTTATATGTGGATTTAACAGGACCCGCACAAACTTACCAGACTAATACAACCACACTTGTTCATCCAGGAGGATTCTTTAATCTTCCCGCAGCCCCCCAAGGTGTGTGGGTTAATTCGGCATCGAATGGCCATAAATTCTCCGCTGTTTTGGTAAAGACACAAGCCACCTTTGACGAGGAGAATACACCGCTACCAATTTACCAACAAGGCACTTTTCCACCTGGGGGACCCACGGGGCGCCTAGTAACGATTCCATCATATCTTTACCAAGAATATTCAATGGACGATGATTTGCAGGCATTCGTTGCCGCTCAGAACTCCATGCAAAATAATATTGTGGATACATTCAATGGGCTTAATCTTCCCGATTATACTCAATATCCAATTTCCGGTTCGCTACTTGATTGGGTAGCTGCGGGTCTGTACGGAATGATCAGACCTAGTTTGTCATCGGGTATTTACAAATTATTGGGACCCTATAATACTGCGGAATATAATACTATAGTTTACAATGCCCGAGAGCTTTTATATCCCGATCAAATCGTCGCGACCAATGATGATATATTCCGCCGTATCTTGACATGGCATATTTCCAAAGGCAATGGAAAGAATTTCAGTATCCAATGGCTCAAAAAACGGGTTATGAAATTCCTGATTGGTGATAATGGTAAAAATATCAACATTGATCAAACCTATCAAATCAGTGTGACCTTTGGGCCTAATTCCGAGGTTACAATCCGATTTGTTCTAGGTCTTAGAACCATTACAAATGGGTCTATGTATGACCAAGATAAATTTACATATAATTCCACAATGTATAATCAGCTGGATTCAATTTATGTGGCATATCCAAATTTACCAAACATGTCCACGTTTGCAGAGGCAATCGCATCAGGGGTTCTTGAGCTTCCGTTCCAGTTCACCTACGATGTGGTTATTGGATGAATAACCGATGAGAAACAATCCTGAATATGTAGCTTGGGTAAACATGAGACGACGTTGCCTCCATAAAAATGGTATGGATTATCCTAATTATGCAGGTAGAGGAATCTTTATCTGTGACAGATGGCTAGATTCCTTTGATAACTTCCTACGGGATATGGGTTTAAGACCCAATCCAAAATATACTTTGGAAAGAATAGATAATAATGGAAATTACGAACCAGATAATTGTATTTGGGCAACTCGCACAAAACAGGGACGTAATACTCGACGAATATCCCTTAGTCTGGAAAAGGCTGACGAAATACGACGGCTTTACAGACAAGGAGGAATTAACCAGACAAAATTAGCGGATATCTTCAAAGTTAACCAGACAACAATATCCGACGTTATTCGCAATACCGTCTGGAAAGGATAAAACAATGGCTGGCACAGTCCTCATCTTCGGGAATAACGATTCCACAACAATTGCAGGATCGATAACTCCCCAGAGCCTTTCGGTCAACCTTGCTGCAGGATCAGGGGCGCAGTTCCCCCAGCCTATAGCTGGACAGGCATTTATTGCCACCTTCATTGATCAAGCGACAGGGACACAACGAGAAATTGTCCATGTCACAGGTATATCAGGTGATACAGCTACCATTGTTCGTGCCCAAGAAAATACGGTAGCTCAGGCATGGACAGCGGGAGATATTTTTGCCCACTTGCATACTGCGGGTGCTATGCAAGCTATGGTGCAATTCTCCGAACTGGGGGACGGAGCTTTAGTCCATTGTGGAGTTGATGTAGGTTCTGTTAATACCGTAACCTCCAATACGTTTCCCCCATCAACTTCGTATATACAGGGTGCCCAGTATGACATTTATATCCAGCACAATAACACTGGTCCCACGACTGCGGCCTTTGATGGATTGCCTCCTTATCCCGTCATTAATCTTGATGGCACATCATTAACTGCCAATGAGTTGATCGCTGGAATTGTAATGCAATTCCAATATAACAATAACAATTTCGTGATACCTGTTCATCCCGTTCAATCTGTCTCTGGTCCCGCTGGCCCAACAGGTGCCACCGGAGCGCAAGGTGCTCAGGGGTTGACCGGGCCACAAGGACCAGGAGGACCACAAGGACCAGGAGGACCACAAGGACCAGCTGGACCTCAAGGCGCTACGGGCCCCTACGGTGTGTTCAGTGCTTATGGACAACCAGGATCCGTTTATTTAGTATATAATTGGATTGGATTTAAGGTTGGTAATGGAACGGTTGACTTCACAGGTCGGCAAATGTCCGATTATGGCGGCTCTTGGTTGCAGATAGGTGATGCTCCATTTTTGACCAGTCAACAAACAGCAGCGACAGTTAATTATTACCAACGAGTGGCATAAATGATGACTATAGAACAAAGGGATGAATTCTTGGGGACTTTATACAATCCTCGGTATGTCAATAAAGATCATACTGGAGCCATTGCTTTGACTGGAATTTTCAATGGTAATAAAATAATCTTTTTTGCAAGTCCCAAGGATTCGATGGAATATGGACGAAAAATCTATGCCAGAGTTATAGCTGGAGAATACGGTGATATAATGGATTGCGGAGAAGAATGATATGGCAACTCCAGTTCCAGGGCTCGCTTGGCAAACTCCAGCTACTGCTGGACAACCCATCAATGCCATAGGCGCCAATATGTCTGGTGGCTATGTGTCTAATCCCTCAAACGCTCCTGGTGTGCTATATGTCAATCCCACCGGACCTGCATCCAACGTGGCAAATGGGACAACGATTGCATTGCCACCAGGACAACCTTTCTATGTAATCCCACAATCTACGTTACCTATATCCGTGGCGAGTGACTTTCCAAACCATGTCTTTGTCTCTGTCCAATGGCTATGACCCATGAACGCACCCCTCTCACCCTCACTATTCGGTTTAAGTAGTGACGGAGTCGTTGGAGGGCCCGGTCCTCTAGGACCTTCTGGTCCTCAAGGCATCACTGGACCTGTAGGTCCACAAGGCCCGCCGGGTCCACTCGGTCCACAAGGCATCGCTGGGGGTCCAGGGTCTCCCGGCCCGACTGGAGCTCCAGGTCCACAGGGGCCTGCAGGCCCACAAGGCAATGCTGGGCCTCAAGGACCGGCAGGTGAAGTTGGGACACTCATCGGTGATTTCTCAACTAATACTCCGTCGAACCTTCCCCCATCAGGGTTGATTCCGACAAATTGGGATAGTGCAGGTAATCCCCCGGCTCCTGTTCAAGCGACTTCTGGACAGGGATTAATATACACTGTCACCGGCCATGTGTGGGTGTATGTTGGAACCAGTGTCAATGCAGCGGGATGGATCGATGGCGGTCTTATTCAAGGACCGCCTGGTCCTGAAGGATTACAGGGTCCACAAGGTATTCCTGGTCCGACTGGTCCGGCAGGATCTCCTGGAGCACCTGGCATTGGAATCTCTGACGCTCCAATAGACGGAGTAACCTATGGTCGTAATGGCGGATTCTGGACTGGTATAATCGACTGCGGAACTTACTAACTCGCCCTATATAGGGTCAAGCGAGAGGCTAGCCATGCCAAATCAAGTCCGAGCACTTCGTAGCTCCACATCACAGAACCGACCAACAGGTCGATTGCCGGGAGAACTTTATGTTAATTTCGCCGACAATCAATTTGGCGTTATTAATCCCTCCAATGCAGCCACAGACCTCATCGCAGTTCGGTATTTCTCAGCGACAGCCAGTTATTTTATTGGCGATTATGTCATTTATCAGGGTATAATGTATAGGGCTTTGGCGCCCTCGAATCCTGGATCCTTCATTCCAGCAAATTGGTCTGTGATTGGTGGATCAGTTACCATTAGCGATATTGCACCATCTGCTCCACAAGTGGGACAATTATGGTTTGACAGTGTTGGGGGCCAACTTTATGTTTGGTATAATGATGGAAATACATCACAATGGGTCATTGCCGTTAATCAAGGTACGCCTGATTTAAGTGGCTTTTTGCTGCTGACTGGCGGTACGATGACGGGTCCATTGACACTGGCTACTAATCCTGTCACACCATTACAGTCTGCACCCAAACAATATGTTGATGCAGGCATTGCAGCAGTCAATACCACTATTGCGGCACTTGTTCCGGCGATGAACGACAATCGCATCATCAACGGCGACATGCTTATTGATCAGCGCAACAACGGCGGGGTCGGAACGGCGATAGGCTATACGGCCGATCGGTGGCAATATAGCGCGAGCCAAGCCTCTAAAGGACAATGGCAACGTTGGAACGGATCTAGTTTACCCGGATTTCCTTATGGGCTGAATCTCTTATCATTGTCGGCATATACTTTGCTGGCGTCGGATTATTTTCGCTTCATGCAGACTCTCGAAGCTGATACTGTTGGCGATTTTGCTTGGGGAACCTCACAAGCACAACCAGTCACATTATCATTTTGGGTGTACTCAACCGTTGCTGGAACATTTGGTGGTTCAGTGACAAACGCGGCTGGGACTAGATCATACCCGTTTAGCTATTCTATTCCGGTTGCGTCTACATGGACGAAGATCATTATTAATATTCCCGGCGATACATCCGGGGCGTGGGTGCTGAGCGGCAATGCTGGCTCCATGAATGTGAACTTTAGCCTCGGCGCGGGGGCAAACTTTAGTGGTGCAGCAGGGTCATGGGCGTCAGCGAGCTTAATTAGCGCGACCGGCGCGGTTAGTCTCGTCGCGATCAATGGTGCGTCCTTTTATGTAACCGGCGTCAAGCTTGAGATCGGCACTATAGCAACCCCTTATAATCGGCAGTCGCTGACTAAGAGCTTGGCGGATTGCCAGAGGTATTTTTGGACGATTCCATACTCAGGTGGCGCAACCATCTATTATCTCGGGTTGACCACACCCAATCCCGCATGGTCATCGCAACCGACAATTCTGTTTCCGGTCGCGATGCGCGCTGCTCCGAGTATGCTCAACGCCGTTTTTACAACGTCGAGTCCGCCTAATGGAACGCCAGCATACATCATAGCGACTGCGCAATATGCCGTCATCAATAATTCTGCCAACAACTGGACTCAGGGTCCTTTCGGCGCGACCGCTGGTCTGAGCGCTCAATTCAGTGCGGAGCTTTGAGCTATGATTGACTTCCCTGCTAATCCAACAATTGGTCAAAACTTTACTGCTGCCGGTGTGACTTGGACTTGGGACGGTGCCAAGTGGACAGGCACTGTTAACTCATCAGGGGGTGGAGCTTCAATTTCCGTAGGTGATGTTCCCCCAACCAATCCCAAGTTAGGGGCGTTATGGTGGGATAGTGTTGGTGGACAACTTTACCTTTACTATAATGATGGTAACACAATCCAGTGGGTACCAGTCACAAACCAGATGGGCGGAGCTTATCTGCCCCTGACAGGTGGATTTTTAACAGGCGCATTGAACCTCGCCGCCGACCCAGTATCAGCACTGCAACCTGTAACCCAGCAATATTTCAACAAATACCCAATGATTGGTGATAATCGCATTATCAACGGCGACATGCGAATCGATCAGCGCGGCGTTAGTACCACTGGCGGGGCAGCAATCGGCTATGCAATTGATCGTTGGCAATTTGGCGCGTCACAAATAGGCAAGTTGACATGGGGGAATAATTCATTTTTTGCGTCAGCTGGGCCGCGGGGGTTTCCTTATTTTCTAGGCTTCGTATCGACCTCGGCTTATGCCTCGTTGGCGACGGATTATTTTCGCATAGCGCAGATCATCGAAGCCGATATGGTTAGTGACTTCGCTTGGGGTGCGGCGGGCGCACAGTCGGTCACACTATCGTTTTGGGCTACGTCTGGTACGACTGGGACATTCAGCGGCTCAATTTGCAACGCCGCCGCCACGCGCTCTTACCCATTTACTTTTTCACTTCCGACAGCCGCCACTTGGACGAAAATTGTCCTCACTATCCCCGGCGACACCGCCGGAACATGGGTGATGAGTGGTAATGCGGCGTCGCTTATACTTGCATTCGATCTTGGTTCTGGCGCGACTTATCGTGGTCCTGCGAATGCGTGGACAGCGACAAATTATGTCGGTGCGACTGGTTCAGTCAGTATTGTTGCGACCAGCGGCGCGTATTTGTTTGTAACTGGCGTCAAATTGGAGATCGGCTCTATAGCAACGCCATTCAATCGGCAGTCACTCGCCAAAAGCATGGCGGATTGTCTGCGGTATTATCAAGTTGTATTCGGTATAGCTGGTGGTTATAACCTAGGTGGTTCTCAAATATATAACTCCCTTTCCTATCAATTCATGCGTGCGGTGCCATCTGTAACATTCGTAAATATTGCTTACACAAACGCTTCTGGTCTTGGCCTTGGTTATTCGCTAAATAATTCTCTATATGCTGTAGCGACAATTACAGGCACCGGAGCCGGTACGGTGACGTACTTTGCAATTTTGGACGCGGAGCTTTAAGCCATGATCGACTTCCCTGCTAATCCAACTACCAACCAAATCTTCACCTCTGGGGGAGTGCAGTGGATTTGGGACGGCACGAAATGGGTTGCCAATGGTGTAGGTACTGGCTATGTGCCCCTGTCTGGTGGTACGATGACAGGACCTTTGATCCTGAATGCTGATCCCACAGTTGCATTAGGAGCAGCAACAAAACAACAGGCTGATGCCCGCACGCCAGGTGAGAATAGGATCATCAATGGGGACATGCGAATTGATCAAAGGAATAATGGTGCCCTAGTCACGGTAGGGGGATATTGTGCTGATCGTTGGGTATGGAATGCAAGTCAAACTGGAAAGGGTGGAACTCAACGTGTTACCAGCAATAATCCTGGATTCCCCTATCAACTTCAAATAGTTTCCACCACAGCGTATACACTTGTGGCGGCAGATTATTTTGGCATTTCCCAAATGATTGAAGCTGATATGGTCAGCGATTTTGCATGGGGTACGGTAAACGCTCAACCCGCTACTTTATCATTTTGGGCTTATGCCAGCATAATTGGTACATACTCTGGATCTATTCAAAACGGTGCTGCTAGTCGATCCTTTCCTTTTACTTATTCAATTACAACTGCCAATACATGGACACGAATTATTATTCCTATTTTTGGGGATCCAAATGGGACTTGGACATTGAGTGGTAATGGGGCCGGCGTCTATGTCTTTTTCAGTTCAGGTATGGGATCAACCCGAATTACTGCTACCCTTAATGCATGGCAAAGTGGTAATTTTCTCAGTGGTCCTGGTGCAGTTAATTTAATGGGTACCAATGGTGCTGCTATGGGTTTCACTGGTGTCAAGCTTGAAATCGGCTCTATTGCTTCACGTTTTGTCCGAAAATCAACGGCAGAGGCATTGGCTGATTGTCAGCGATATTACCAAATTCTGCAATCTACTCTCGTTACTGGTTATCAAACAGCTGGAGGTCAAGTTTATACTTGCGGGACGTTTCAGACTGCAATGCGGGCGAACCCCACGGTTGTATTTTCAGGTATCTCCTATAGCAATGCGAGTAACCTTATAAATGGGTCTGTTAGCCCCTTTAATTTCTACAATGCCATATCTATAATAGCGACAGGACAGGGATACGCATTGCACAATGTTGCCCTTAGCGCGGAGCTTTGAACATGACTTATACGCAAGTTTGGGACTATACGCGCAATCAAATCAGTGACAGCATGATCATCCGCGACTCAGACGGTGCATTCATTCCGTTTGATCCCGGTAATACAGACTATCAAAAATATTTGGTGTGGTTGAGCGAGGGTAATACGCCCAATCCACCCGCCAATATGCCCAACCCACCGCCACCGACAGACACCCTACCAATCAACACCAGTCCGCCAGTAGCTACCCTTAACGCCGACAATGTATTTTGTAACATTGGTGAATGGGATAGTGGCTCAGACAGCGGAATTATGGTGTATACCCAATGGTATGCTAACGACACATTGGTAGAGGGTGCAGTCAACGCTGTTTGGTATTTTGCTGGCTATGAAGGGCAAGACGCCTGTTGTCTTGTCACCGCGACCAACAATCTCGGCAGCGCTGAGGCTCAGACAAATGTCATTCAAATCCCTGCAAATGAGCGCGGAGCTTTGAGCCAATGATCGACTTCCCTACGGAGCTATAAACATGACCTACACTCAAATCTGGAACCATATGACAAACGATGTCCACGATTCCGTCATCGTGCGAGACGAGGATGGTGCCTTCATTCCCTTTGATCCCGCTAATATCGACTACCAGAAATACATGGCATGGCTAGATGAGGGCAATCAACCCACACCTGCTCAACAGCCCGCTCCACCATCGGACAAAGAGAACTCGACACTTCCAGCACCTGAGGAGGAATAGATGCCTTACGATCGGAAATTCTTTTTTGACACTGTGCGGAAAGACCTGTTCAGTGGCACGTTAACCCAATCTCAAGTCGATGGTATGAACTACCTCCTTGAAGTCTGGGAATGGGCATTCGAGGCCAATAATCCCAACGATGGCACGATGTGGCTTGCTTATGCGTTGGCTACGTTCTACCACGAGACTGCCTACACTATGCAGCCCATTGAAGAATATGGGCGCGGATCGGGCAAATCTTACGGCAAGCCCGCGGGTCCTTATGGCCAGTGTTATTATGGACGAGGTTATGTCCAGCTAACATGGGAGGAGAACTATAAGAACGGTCAGAAATTCCTCCAAGAACGTTATGGCAAAGATTGCCAAATTCACCCTGTTGCCAACAATGCTTTGGACGCTGAAACATCGGCGCTCGTTTCATATGATGGCATGGTCTATGGCTGGTTCACAGGCGTTGGCTTGCCCAAGTATTTATCCAAGTCTAAGGGCATCGAAGATCCAGTCAATGCTCGCCGCATCGTCAATGGCACTGACAAAGCCTCTACGATTGCGGGTTATTACTGGAAGTTCAAAGGTGCCCTGAAACAGATTCCAGCCACACAATCAGTAACAACAGTGGCAATGAACGAACTGCCAGGACTACCTGAAAGTGCCCCAATGCCAGACCCCTCGACACTGGAGCAGTCCGATGGATAGCATCCTCAACGAACTCCAAGCCCTTGCGATCACATGTCTGGGGGCTGCGGGAACAGCCCTATGTGCTTATGTGTTCAACTGGCTTCGGACCAAGCTTGCTATCCAAGAAAGTGATAGCAATGAGGCAGAAATCCGTCGTGCTGCGCTTACGGAAGCAGGGAAACTTGTCCTACAAGGAAAGATCGACAATCCCGAAGCAATTCTGGAATCCGCAACCAAAGTTATTTCTGACCTGCTTCCAGCGGTGAAAGCCGAGGATTACAATACCACTGATATCAAGGATATGATTATCGGTGCGGCAGCCACCTTCTTTCCCCCAGCCGGTTTACTTAAGCTACTTAAATGAGCAACGGAGTTACAGGGGTTGCGTCGGACACCATCAATGCGTTTCGGGGGTTCCCTATTCTGTTGGTTATGGTCCTGCTTAACGCGGCGTTCTTGTTCGCTGGGGTGTACTATCTGACCAAGCAGCAGGACGACGCGTCGCAGACCATTGATAAAGTTTTACAGCGTTGTTTGCCAGATGTTCATATGGAGGCCTATATCGTAACCAGTCCCCCACGTCGAGGAAGCCCAGCAGTGGACCTGTTCAATGGCCATCAGTAATTTGCAGACGCCACTTACCAGTATAATTGCTCTAAGTGGCGCGTTACTAATCCTAACGATATTCGCGCTGATGGATTTTTACGCGGTGAGCCAGTGTTTCGCTTTAGCCCATACAGGAATAGCGACAAGCGATTTGTGTTCACCCGAACATCTGTTTCGGACCTCTCTTGAAATAGCTGGGATGGCAATTGGGCTATACGGCGTATATGGTGTCGCGAAAGTCTTAGGGAAATGAGCACGCAGGAATATATGCAGTTACCCCCGGTGCCAAAATTAATGGATTATCCGGGGGCAATAGGCGTTAGTTTCCTAATTGTATTCACAACGGCAATGTTATTTGTGGCAAGTAAATATGACCCAACAGGAGGAGTGTTGGCATTATCATTGTTGGTAGTCCTAGCTTTCGTTGGTGTCGTTATTTTTTGCCTATTTTTCACAGTTCCAAACGATGAAATAACCTCCGCCGTAGTTGGTGGTTTAACCGCGGCATTTGGTGCAGTTATGGCATTCTGGCTGGGACGACCAAGAAATAAAGATTGACAAGCCTGGGGCATTTATGATAACGTGCGGGAATGAACACACCCTTTAAGCCACCCGGCACTACAACTCCCGATATTTATTTGTCAGGGGAAGCAGTTAACCAAATCATTATCGCCTTGAGCACGCCAACCATACTCGCTAAGGCGAGTGATGGATCAATGCATCCCTTTGTTGATCCATCACCGATCGGTAATATTATTATGGCGGCGCTTGATGCGGCGAACAAAGAACTAGGGACGACTGAGCAAAAGAATTAAGGCTTTTTTTCGCTCCAACCCTTCTTGTAAATCCTTATTGTCTCCAGTCCACACAGCAGCCATATCCGGCAGGGGAATTTCTGGTTCCTCTTCTTCCTCCTTCGCTGGCGGCAATACGGATGATGGGTCTGAGGTCACCCGATAAACCAGATCGCGCCTCAAAGGCCGCGTATCACATCGCTGGGGGTACGGGTAATACCATCGACTAAATCGGTGGCAGGCTTCCGCATTGGTAGCCCCCAGTGAGAGTAAGAATGCCCCGATTAGTACCGCTCTCATTTTTCCCTCCTCATATAATACCGCCCCCGACGACGGGAGTCATCGGGGGCGAGTATCCTAGACGTTGCATCGTTTCACGGGCCAATGTCTTGTCGCCGGAGGTTAGAACAGCGACTCCCTGCTCGGGAGACCGAACAATGCCTTGTAGTGGACTTATGGATACAGCAATCTCCACACACCCTCGCCGGTAGTCTAGGTTCCGCTGCGGTTGCAAGGATACCCCGAGCAAGTATCACCTTTCATTCTGTATACTAGCACAAAACGTTGTCCTGTGCTAGTTATTTGTGATTTACGGGTACATAAGGTTTTGGTGCAGATACCTGTTGTTTGGTCCGAGATATATTCTTGTGGTATTCACAATACACACCAACGACTCCAATCGTCGAATTACCACAATATCGATAATATTTCTTGGGATCACCGATGATCCAAGCACAATCATATTGCTTTTTTTGCTCCAGAGTGATGAGGCGCATCTTAAAGTCATGTGGAGTTGGGTCAGAGATTTCTCTGGGTGGTTCTGGTTGGGACGCTTTCCTCTCTCTTTCTTTTTCTCTGACCTCTTTAGATCGGTCTAGTAGTTCTTGGAGGGCAGCCTTCTGCGCATCCTTTTCCCCATGGGACTCAGGGCGTTCGATATTATTCCGTCTAAGGTAACTTGAAACGCCCTTAGCAGTAAAACCGAACTCCTCTGCAATCCCCTTGATTGTACGCCCCGACTTTACCAATTCCACAACTCGATCGTGCTCCTCGGGAGAAAGGATAACAGAAGGCTTACTCATTTTGGGCTTGCTTCTCCGTTGTTAAAGTCCGGCTGGAGTTGCTTGAGGACAGTTGTCACAGCCAGAGGACCAAATTTCGCGTCCCATTGAGCTATGGTTGCGAACACTTCTGGGAACTCGGAACGGAACTCAAGGATAACATGAAGTGTGTCCTCCATCACTACATTGGTTAAGTTTTCAACCTCGAACCGTATCGCATTGAAAGGCGATAGAGCCGGGGGCGGCGGTATCACAGCAGCTTGTGGCGGTGTTACCACTGTTTTCTTCGGCGCAGCAGCCGGTGCTGGGGGAGCCGGTGTCGGTATTTCGTGCGCAACATCTGGACCCACATCTTCTGGGTTTAGTTCTGTTGCCTCATCACCAACTGCCTTCTTGAGGTCCGTTACTTTCTGGTAACTCAATGCCGTGGATTTAAATATTTCCTCATCGGTTTTACCTTCTCTGATGAGGTCTTTAACTTCTGCCTCTGCTGCCGCCTCAGCAGACCGCAAAAGCTTTTGAGCAGCATCCCGATTCATTTCTGAGGATAAAATCTCATCGGCGGCTGCCTTTGAGACAATCGCCCGATTTAATTCAACCGCTCTAGCGATATATGATAGGGATACAATATCGCAGGGTAAAAGATGACGCACTCGTTCCAATAGTAATGGATCAAAAACACGATGGATTGTCTCGTAATAAGAACAACTTGCTTGACTAAGGAAAAGGACATTCTTACACGCGACAGTCCACGTACCACCCCACTTCTCTTTGTCCCGAAAGAATTCGGAATGAAATTCCCGAATCCGTCGTCCTTTCTCAAGGATAGCATCGAGTTCCATGAATGAGGCTTGCTGAATATATTCTCGCCACTGTTCCGCAGTCCTTATTGTTACTCCAGTCTCCTGGGCTACCGTGATATCTGTCATTTATGTCTCCTATATCTTCAACATGTTGATGACTCCTAATGACGACGACTCCTGTCCCATGTAACCTGAGTTCTTTCCCATAACTCCAACCATTGTAGGATACTCATTCTACTCGGTCGATTTATTCGGACTCCCTCAATCACCACATAGTTCATATCGATGATTAGATCAGGTGCAGGCATCATTCGTTACTCCTACATTATAACATAGAAGTCTGACCATATCAAGCTTTTTATTTCGGTATAGCGCCCCATGTAGGACCAAACTTTACGTCCACAACTGAGGGTATAACCAATTCAACGGCGTGCTCCATGATCTCCTTAACACGCTCCGTTATCGTTCTGTCCGAGATACTAAACAGGAGTTCGTCATGGAGAGTCAATCTCATAGGAATTTTTTCCGCCTTCAATAAAGACATGGCTTTTTTGGTTTGGTCTGCCGAAGATGATTGGCACAACCTATTCATTGCCTTATAGGTATCAATGATGACTCCCATGCCCGCATTATCAAATCGGCATCGGCGTTTGAGAAGGGTGCAGATATAGCCCCGCTCCTTGGCTATATCTTCACACTCCTCAAATAGACCTGTTAAGAACGGAGCACCTTCTTTCCATTTCTTTAAGATTGCCTTTGCTTCATCGCCAGCGACCTCAACACATTGCTGGCCCTCAGATCGCCATCGATTAATCTCGGAGTATGATATTGGAATCCAATTCGTTCGACTCCCGTTTATCTTCTCTAGCCTCATCCATTGTGTTGGCAGTCCAAGAGCGCGAGCCATTTTAGCTTGCTTCATTCCATACGCTAAACCCAGATTCAGTGTCTTAGCCCTATCTCGTTTAAGTCCAGAGAAATCGGCAACCATTTGATGATAATCGGTGCGTGGGTCACGCCGGAATTGCTCGACAGCATCCCTTGATCCACGTATCCCCGCCTTATAAGCAAAATGAACAGCCATTCGTGGTTCTTGGGACGAATAGTCGAGGGATGCAAATTCTTCGCCCTCCTCTGGTAGAAATAGGGAGCGTATCTCTGGCCCCCATTCTGGGTCTCGCACTGGAATCTGTTGCAAAGCGGGATCGGAAGCTGACCATCGCCCTGTGACTGTACCAACACTTGATCCCTGTTCAGCGTCACTTTCACTCCGCAATTGGTTAAAAGAGGCGTGAAGTCTGCCATGATTCTCGTAATAGAGGATATGGCCTTCAATAAAGGTTCCAGAAATTTTAGACATTTTCCGAAGGTCAAAAATATATTTAGCCACCGGACTGGTTTTAGATTGCACCGCCAATAGTTCTGTATTGATTTGCCACGCTCCTTTGGCGGTCTTTTTAATCCCTTGCACCCCAGCCTCAGTAAGAGCGGCATAACAGGAATCAGCTTGCCAGGGCGATACTGTAATGCCTGTTAACCGTTTTATCTCGTCAACGGTTTCTGGCATTCGACGCTTTTGAATATCATCTGATAGCCATTGAGCCCGATCGACATTGACCCGCAATCCTAATCTCTTCATATCCACTGCTGCGGTGATAAGATCACACTCCAAATCAAATATGGTAGTGAGGCCCTCTTCCTGGATCCTTGGCAGCATGGCATAGTAACACTGGAGAGTCCGCTCGGCATCTGTCTCCGCGTATCCAGCAACCACAGGGCCGGGAAGGTATTTCAGGCTTGCCATCATAGTGGTATGTTTGCAGGCAAATTGTCCCTCTAGCTGTTTGAGGCGATCAGTCTCCTTGCCCGCACCTAAGCATCGCATGGATATGGCTTCTAGGGAATAGCTAAACTCATTCTCGTTTAGGAGTGCCGACATGTGTTGGACGTCGATAATTTTGCCTACAGGATATTGTCCTGTCTCACGAAACAACCAGCCCACGTCATAGTTGGCATGAGCCATGACCCAAGTTAGGTCTTGTCGCTTGACTACGGATGCCAGCCATCGAAGTGGTGCATCAATGTCAATATTACCGCTGCAATGGCGCAGAGGATAATAAGCTTTGTGTCCGGTCCAAGCGACTGAAAACCCAATGATCTCTCCTATGCCAAATGCCCAAC